TTTTCCATAACTTCTGCGCCTTTGTCAATATCTCCGCCTCCAGCGTTTCTAACAGCATCTGCTGTAAATACAAACTCATTTTTAGATAATCTAGCAGGCACGTCATCAGCTCTTTCTTTTCTACCAAGCTCTACAAAACCACCTGTTTCTCTGTAGTCTTTTTCTTTGCCACCCATATCAAGTAAAGGCATTATTTCTTCTGACACTTCAGTCTCCATAATCCCACCTTCTTGCTTGCCGACTCTAACTTCTTTTCCACCACTAGGGTAGTCAAATTTGTTGTAACCTTCTGGAGTTGTGTAACCCGGTACTTTAGTCATTAATCCACCCTCAGCTGCCATAGCTACTGGTTGTTCCATACCTGCTCCTTCTGGTGCAGCTTGTTGCATTACCGCTTTTACAAATTGTTCAAAAGATAATGTGCCACCTTTGTTTTTATATTTTACATATTCCATCATAAGCATTTGTTCTGCTTGAGCTTGACCTGCGCCACCACCCATGTTTAAAAATGTTTTAGGCATTCTTCTTGATTGACCGGCACCACTTCTTATAAATTCTTCTTCGTCATCTTCTTCGACTATCATGCCGTCTGCATAACCTATTCTACCGCCATCAGCTTTTGATTCCAATAAACTAAAAAGATTATTTATTTCATTTGGATCAGCTTCCATAATAGTTGCTATTGAATCAAGATCCATTCCTCTGTTTTTCATATCCATAATTTGAACAATTTGATCTTCATCAAAGTTTGTTCCAAATCCTGCTTTTACTATAAATTCTTTAGCTTTTTCTTCGTCACCTCTTAAATTAGCTGAGACTTGACCACTTTTTATTTGATCTATAGCTGACATAAAGTTATCTAAAAAACTTTTTTCTCCAGCATAACTACCTGGTCCATCAACCATACCTCTTTTAGGTGTATTAATACTAGCTAACCCACCATCAGCTGCATAAAAATTTTCCATTACATATTGTTTCTGTGGCATAAAATCTAAACCAGCACCTTTTGTCCCTAGACCTGTGTAATAATCTTTTGCTCTTTGAACCTGGTATCTTGGGTCCATAACATCTACAATTTCTTCTTCCTCGTCATCACCACCCATGAAAAATGGAGCTGCAAGAGCTGTGGCACCTAAACCTGTTAATGCTGTTCTTCCTAAACTAAAATTTCCTTTAGGATCATAAAACAAACTACTTAAAATTCCTTTTTTACCTTGGGCTGCACCACCAATACCCTTAGCTCTAACTAAATTTAAAAGGTTTCCAAAACGAGACATGCCTTGTCCCCCTGCAAATATACCTTTACCACCTAAAAATTTTGCACCACCTAGTCCAAAACCAAGACCACCAATTAGCGCCGCTTTACCTAAAGGACTTTTAACAATTTTCTTTACAGCACGACCAGCTTTCTTTACAAGTTTACCTAGAAAATAACCCTGTCTAGGATCTTGTAAGGAACCTATTCCTGATTGTATTTGTTGGGGTTCTTGCATTCTAGATATTGCCATAATTTTACCTTAATCCCTATGTTTACTTTGTTTTTGAGAACAAATCAAGAGCTGGCATGATGACCTTTACATCTTGTGCCATGTCCTCATTCTTATAACCCTTAGCTTCCCAGTCTTTTCTTTCTTTAAAAATCTCTCCAGTTTTCTTGTGTCTGTAGGTTTCTTCTACTTTTGCTTGTTTTATTTCCATTAATCTACCTTTTCTTTTAATATATTTAAGTAACTTACAGCAAAGTCAAATGACCCTGTGTTACTTGATTGTATGGTAAGGGTAGTTCCACCCTCAACTATTAACGGTTGAGTTAATAATTCTTTAGTCGTATCAGCTGTCAAAGCAGCAGATTTAATAGCTGTAATACTATCGTTTGTTACAGTAACAGTTGGTGTTGATGCTGATGTCACTAATATTGATTTTACAATAATAGTTTCATTTACTCCTGGTTTATTTGTACCAAATACATTTAATGCATTACCTGTAGTGTCATTATCTTTACCTACAAATTTATATTGGTTTACTACTGCCATTATTCTAAAAAGAAACTTTTAGCTTCTATCTCCTGTTTTACTTCTTGTTGAAACGTTGTATTTAATTTTGTAATTACTGCATCCAAATCCCTAACTAATGATTGTAAATTAGTTTGATTATATTCTGGTTCAGCTCTAGTTAATGATTGTACAATTTTAGCCATTATAATAAACTTATTAGTCCTCCATAAGCCCAATCCGTTCTTCCTTTACCACTCTGATTACTTACAGGACCACCGGTTGTTGCATTAATACCAAACCCTTGTCCTGAATCAAAAGATTGTTTACCATCACTACCCAAACCATAATTATTTGGTCCGTGTACATCAGGGTTATATTGTCTTTCTGATTCTCTTCTAGATTCAGCTGCTGCTAAATCCTTCATTTTTTGTATATTTTTTTCTTGTGCTTTATTTGTTTTATACATCTGTGATGCTTCTAACATTTGTTTATATTTAAAACCTTTATTGCCCCCATGTTTTTTACTATGTCTTGCTGCTTCTGCAGCTATCGCCTCATCAATTTCTTCATCGGTCATAGTATTAAAACCAAAACTTTCAGCTAATTCCATTTGACCTTCAAGATAACCTTTACCTGTAAAGTTTTTACCTGTTAAAGTTTTTACACCACCAGGTCCGTCAAACAACATTCCTGAACCAGCTAAGTTGTCGTAATAACCTTTCATACTCTCATCTAAACCACCAATTCTATAAGTTCCTGGCGGCTGATCTCTGTTAGCGTTTATTCTTTTTTCTAGTTGATTTAATAAAAAATTGCCTCCTGGAATAAACCCTCCCGCAAGTCTCATAAAACCAGGTACTTCTTTTTTATAACTATACGTTTCTCCAATTGGACTAGCTGAAGGATCTTCAAACTGTCTTCCTACACCATATTGTTGGACATCCCCATCTAATCCTCCAGTGTAATTTATTGAGTCATAAGAACCATAAGAACCTCCCGGCTCTATTTGTGAACCATAACCAAAAGCATTTCCCATTGAGTTAAAATTATCTCCACCACTATTTGTAAAAGCATTTGTATTTACAATACCGGAATTAGTTACCATTTCTTCTGGTGCAGTAGGTATTTTAAAAGGGTTTTGTAAATATTGTTGTTGAGGAATATATTTAAAACCTGCGTCTCGTATTTCTTGGTCAGTAGCCATTACCTTCTTCCTCCTGGGTGTATATCTAATCTAAATGTTCCTAGTTTCCAATCTTCACTTGAAGTTGTATTAGCGATCTCTAATGCAATTTGTCTAGCTCTTACTCTTACATCTTTTTTAGTTGTTGTAGAGTCACATGTAAATGAAGTAGTTGTCTCACTACTGTTTGGATATAATTTTGTTTTAAATTTTACTGCTGTGTTTCCTGTTTGTGAAATAAAATCTGGTATAAATCTACTAATTCTCATAATGTATTCACCGTCTCCTCTAAGGTCAGGCATTCCTACTGTTTGTCCCGTTGTACTTCTACGTTGAGTAATATCAAAATCACCAGAACTAATAGTTCCTATTACAGCAGTTATTACTCCTCCTGCATTAATCTGATCAGTCCCTGTTTCCTGTTGATAGTATATCGTACTTCCGTCTGTATTACCAACAACATCTGATGATGCATTGTCTGAAAGTCTATAATAAGTTGCGTGTGGTCGATCAAAGACTGCAGAATCCTGCCATGCTGCTCTAGGTAAAGTACCTGTTGTCCATATAGGACGTTTAGGTGATGAATCAAGATAATTATAAGTAACTACCCTGTCGATTTGATCGGAACCTGCTGTGCAATAAAACCAACTTATTTCTCCAAATAAATTATTTAATCCTGCATTAATAAGATCTCTTGAAGTAGCATTTAAATTATCATAAACATGGTCTTCTACGAGACACGGCATAGATTTTAATTGACCATCATAAGTAAAGAATCCATTCTCCGACATCCAATAGGCAGTACCATCAACCTCAATACAAGCATTTTTACCAAACAGTCCACAGTTAGTCCCCACTTGCTCAAAAGCAAATACAAAGTCTCCACCCACAAATTTCATTAAAAATAATGCAGTGTCGGTCCATACATAAATTGCATCTCTACCTTTAATAGCACCCATAATTTTTGAACCATCAGCTAATCTTTGTGTACCAGAATTGTTTTCTGCTTTTACTGTGTAAGCATCTGTACCATCAATATTTTCTTGGTCTGAGAAACGTATAAACATATCATCCTGAGTAGTAGATGAACCTACTGTTGTTTCTGTACCAAAAAATACTAAGTGTCTATCGGGTGTAGATACTAATACATGACGTGATGCTGTAGGTGCATTTGCTAATAATGTAGCACGATTATTTACAGCTCCTGATGCAGCTGCATCCCATTCAAAACATTTACCGTTATATATAAGTGCAATAAGTTTTGTGCCATAATTGTCTAAAACCCATAAACCTGGATCAATTGTAAAGTCAGAAGAAGCTGCTTCACCCCATCCAACATATTCAGAAATGTTTGTTACAGTTGCGCCTGCACTGTGTCCGGCTTTAGTAGTACCATTAACTTCTCTTGCACCACCACTTAAGATGTTAGTTGTGGTGTCATTGTTAGTATAGCTTATATCCTCTGAGCCAATTCTTATTTCTCCAGTAGATGGAAAAGCTGCTGAGTTGGTTAAAGGAATATCGGTTACACTGTCATTAATAGTAGATGCTAAAGTTGTAGTTGCAGAAGCAATCGATGTACCACTCCATAAACCAGCACCCCATCCAAATCCACCTAATTGTTGTGATGGTCCTACGTGTTCATAACAAAGTATAGAAGTGCTGTTTCCATCACTCGTAGTCAAAGGTGTGCCTGTCTCTGTATTTTCCATTGTAATTGTGAACGTAGACGTGGTTGGAACAGACGTTACCATATACTTAATGTCTTCAAATGTAGCGTCATTATAAGTAGATCCTATACCGGTAACCCCACTTACTGAATCGAACATAACGATATCATCCTCAATTAATCCATGAGCCCCGGTGCATGTTACCGTGACTGATTTAGAAGATGATGTACTTGTAAATTTTGCGCCAGTTAAAGTGGTTCGAATAGGGTGTATATCATAATAAGTTCCGCCCGAATATACATATAAAATTCTATTAGTCCCTATAGCTGCGTATTTAATACCAGCGTTATCGTCCCAATGATGAAGAGCTCTAGCTGCACCCGTTAATTTGTCTGACCCTAACTGTTGCCAACCACCTATTTTCTCAGGTGTACCGTATCTAAATCTAACATTGTCACCATCAAACCATTGCCCTTCAGCACCGGTCTCTGTGACTTGTTTATTGAATCCTGGAGCAAAGCCTAATTTTTGTAACATAATTCCCTATTATATAACAAAAAACTAAAATTTAAACGTTAATTGTTCACGATACATATTCTACCCAACCAGTCAATATATATTTTACGTTGGATAATGGAGGGTTTCCTCTATGAATATGAGTAAATTGAGATGGCCACATCAATAATTTTCCAGTTTCAGGTTTAATTCTTTTATGTTGATACAAAAATTCTGTCTCTC